CCTCGCAAGGGATAAAGTTTTATTATAGGCGGTTATATTACCATAAAGAGAAAGAGAAAAAGTAGCTAATTTCTTTTTATCCATTGGTGCTTGAACCTCCGCCATCTAATGATTTTTCGTTAGCAATAGTTTTTGCACTTTTTTGCTCTGCTGGCAATTCAGGACGTCCTGGACTATTGCCAGACTCCGTATAAGCGGTACTTAACGGAACTAACTTTTCTTTAAGTCCTAAAACATCGTTTTCTAAATCTTTAATATTACCAAGCTCCTTTTGTGATATTCCCATAGCTAAAGCCGGTAAAATAAAACTGTAACCAGAATTAGCCATTTTCAAGGCATTATCACAATACTTCTGTTCATTATAGAAAGTAATAGGAAGAATAGTATATTTAAAAGTAACATTAGAATTGCCAAACCTATTATTTAAAACAAAAGTCATTACTTTATCTAACTTCCGCGCGAAGGTCATCATTAATGCCATATCGTTGTTAATAGAAGTTTCAAGCGATAAGTTAGATTCTGTTCCAAATAATTGTGGACTAGAACCAGCCTCAGAATAAATATTAAGAAGTGATTTTTCAATACTACTAGTTGCATTATCATTTGATGTCTTTGAAACAATAGCATCTACATCAGCATAAGTAGTTAATACAGATACATTAGGATTATTTTTCATCATCTGCACTGTACCTTTATGCATAACTTCAGCTTCATCAGGCTCAAATAATAATCCACCATCTTGCAAATGAGGTATCTTCTGAACAATTATCTTCCTTATTTCTTCTAAATCTCTTTCTTTATTAATATCTCTTGCTTGGTCATATTCAATAGCGGCAGGAATGATATTTAAAAACATTGGGCGACCATCTAGAAATGGTAAACAAATACTTATTTCTGCTGGTATAAAAACCCATTTTTTAACCTTACCTAACTTATATCTCCTATACCAATTAGCAACTTTTTTTGGATACATTTGCAGCGCGGCCTTGCGGTCTTCTTTATCTGTAATTGTATCAAAATAACTTACATCAAATTCAATTAAATCGTTACCTTTCGCATCTTTAAAACGAGTTTGACAATAGTAAGCTGGCAAGTCTATTACAGATATAGATTCATTATCCATAGACTGAATAATTCCGTAATAACATCCATCGCGCAATGCGCGGATAGCCATACGAGTAAATAAATCTGGTAAACCAGCCTTATCTATAAAGTTTACTGCATTGTGATACTTCTTTTGAATATACAATTCGGAGAGAGATTTACCAAAACTTGGATTAGGAATTAATAAACCAGTATATTTTAATAAAGTAGCATAATGCAATAAAATGCGTTGATAGAAGCCTCCTTTGTCAAAAAAGGCACGAGAAAGTTTAATTTGAGATGCTAGTGAACCAGAATTAATAATTCTTTCAATTTCATCTGGTGTATATTCACGATATGCGCGTCTAGTATACAAGGTAGAACCATAAGTACCACCCTGATAACTATCTTCACTAGTTGCTATCATATTATCATAGGAGCTTTTAAAGGTAGTAAGAAACTCTTTATCGTTTCTATCCATTTATCCCTCCCGTAAAGAATACCAACTTTCGTTCACCCGCGCGCCGTCTGTGGCTACGACTATATGATTCTTCTTCAAGCTCTTTAATTCTCCACAATCCATAAGAGAAACTTGAATATTTATCCTTTGGAAAACGAGAATTAATTCTTTCAAGAACTATGTCGAGACTTGAACCGGTACGCTTCAAACGCAAGTTAGCCATTTCTTCAAATAATTTAGTTGTCATCTCATGAGGCATAAGCCTCTTTACACGTTGCTCTGTAGTCATTTTCTGACCTATTTTAGTGGCAAGAAGCGCACTTTTTGCTTCTTGTTCTTTAATTAAGAAACGCACCATTCCACTCGTTAAACGAGAGTAACAGTTACCGTGAATTTTAGAATTAAGAGATTGATTTGCCTTGATTCCATAGAGTATTTTCGGCGCATCCTTTGGTTGAATCTGTTTATATACATCATCGTTTTTAAAACCATAGGCTGGTAAGAAATTCCCCATTTCATCATAGTGCGGCTTAATCATCTCATCTGCTAAACCAACACCTAAACCATTCGTATCAATTACGACTTCGCGCGGATTGAAACTAGCGATTATTTTCTTCAAATCAACCGCTTGTACAGAAAATGGTTTTGTTTGTGGAGTGCGACCTAGTACAATTAAATTAACTAAAGTAGCATAGAACTTTTGTTTATTAACATTAATTTTAAAAACACAGACTGCGGTTTGGTCTGAAATTCGACCTACGTCCACTGATATTAAGTAGAATTGTTCTAAATCAGGTCTATTAATTGCGTGCGTTTCTGGATTCTTTATTTTTCTATATTTACTTAGTTTCTCATATGAGAACCAAGCATCTTCGCTAGAACCTTGCCAAAGAGATAAATACTCAGTGGCAAATGATTCAGCATTGTAAGATGGACTCATTTTTAATTTATTAATATACTGCTTATCAATAAGTCCATGCATAGCGGGTAAACGCCAATCGCACCCAAACATGAATGCATGGTCTGGGTCAATAATTGCGTTTTCAAAAGTATCTATTAAACGGTCATATGCAAAGGAAGTTTTACTTCCCGCAGATGTTGTTGCAATAATTTGTTGGTTTGGTTCATAGTCGTTAACTGTATTGTTTGGTAAACGACGAGATACGTTTACAAGCGGAATTACTACAGAGTTAATCATCTCTTCATCTCCATCTCGTATCTCATCAATCATTCCACCGTGCCGGCGCCCTCCACGTGCGGCATCTCCGGCAAGCACTACGTCAAACACAGAACCATTACGAAATTTAAGCGTTACATAGTCTTTACCAAAATTACCTGGATAGTCGTTCAACTCCCAACCAATAATTTCTTTTTTAAGTAAAGGCCAATGGTCATAAATTTCATAAATCTTTTCTTTTGTAATTTGTGCAGCCTGCTGTTTAGTATTCGCAGTCATGAACACCTTTCGGCCAGGAATGAATACACATTGTAAGAAAAGAGCTAAAATAGTAATAAACGATTTTGAAAACGCACGTGGCGCCGTTATAAATACGTCTTTGAAACGCATGAGGGCGCGCAGTGTAAATCGCTGGTAGAAAAAGAGACTGAACTCAGAATCGGCTGGACGTATTATATCTAAATAGTAATCTGGATAAGCAGTAAACAAGTTAACCCATTTAGACAATTCATCATAATGCCTTTCCAAATATTCATTAGTTAATACAGCGCCCTTCTCAAGTTCTATGCCCTCGCGCTCTGCTCGTTCAACGAATTCATCGGCCATTAATTCTTGACGCTTACTTAATATAACCTTCTTTCGTTTCTCTTGCATTACTCACCTCCATTGAGGTCAGCTGTAAATTCATCATCTTTAAAGAGTTGTTCAAACCCCTCATTTTCATAGTTATCATAATCGTCAACACCAGGGTCTACATCATAGTATGACTCAAGCTCGGCCGCAGTCTTCAAAGCTTGTATACGTTGAGTAATTTCGTCTCCAATACCAGATTCATTTGTATATAAGCGTTGATTCCAAGATTGAATGTTCTTTATCGTTTCATCGACGATATCACGTGTTTCTCCATCGTAGAATCTATTAACAAATCCTCGTTTTTCAAGCCAACGGCATAACTCACCCATTGATTCAAAATCACTTGCGTTTTTGACGTTCTTTGGTGTAAATTCTCCTGTCTTTACAAGCTTATCATAGGAAGCTAGAAGTTTATCGAAGTCGGCGCCCTCTCGAATTCTGCAGTCAATCTCGTAAGAAATTTTACAAATCTTAAGTGCTTGGTCACCTTGTAATGCGCCATTGATGTTCTGGGTTAAGAGCAACCCATCATAGAGGTTTTCCAAATAAGACAAAGCCTCATCATCATAATTGGTTCCCCACTTTTCTAAAAGTTTACGTCTTTCCTCGTCGGCAAGTCCTGGCACCGCATCCACCAGCGCGCCACGTTCTTCCAACTCCTTATAAGCTTCTTCATAACTCGTCCAATCAATCCCCTCATACTCATCATTCATAAACTGAATAGAATAAGCTTGAAGTAGGCTGGCCGCCGTATTCGTCTTACGTAACTCTTCAAACCTCTTTATATCAAAAGGCATATCTACATATTGACAAATCTTATCCATAACTTCCCAAGATTCGTCAACTTCTAATCTCTTCCCCAAACACTCATTACAAACATGTACATATCCATCAGGAAACATAAATGATTTGGTAGGTAAGAAATCTATTGAACTTCTATACCTACCACAGCATTCACATTTAATTTCCTTTATATCTATATCAAATACAGGTTTTAAAGGCATTTTACTTTTCTCCCTTTGTTGCAGCCTTTAAGAGTTTCTTTAGGTTTCTTCTTTGGGTTCGATTGAGAGTGAGTAATTTATCTACTACATCCTTAATCATGTCTTCTGCTTTACGTGGTGTTTTTCTTAGATTCGGTTCATCGGTTATATGTACTTGGCGCGCAGCCGACTCATCCTCTGTTACGACCAATCCTTCGTTCGATGGCACGGCCGCATTCAACATACCTACCTGTTCAATCGCCCTCTTCTCATCATCTAAATCGTCCACATAAATCTCAATCCCTAAAATTTTACAAACTCCTACAAACTCTTCTGGCTTTAACTTATTAATCATATATATAAGTTCCACTATATTCTTTGGAGCCTTTTCTTTTCTATCTACCACAATGTACCTCCCGGTCTATGCTTTATTTCTTCCTTTCTTTTCACATTTCTTACACTTATTTTGAAATCCATCTTTGCTTCTAGATTTCCTTACCCAATTCCTTGCATCTAACAGTAAAACTCTTCCGCAATCTGGACATCTCTTAAAGTTTTCTGGGAAGAAACAATTTTCAATTGTCTCTCTATGGAGTTCTGCAGCTTCATTAATTTTCGCAATAATCTTTTGTCTAAAAATTGTACTGATATAATTTGCTGTATAGCTCTTCCCATACTTTTTGTTTACGTAATAAGCAATATCAGAGTTCTTCTCATGTTTCTCTTTCATTCGTAAAATTTCTAATTGAATGTCGGTTAAGTCGGCTAACTCTTCATAAAAGTCGAGAGTTAACAACAAATCTTCTAAATTCGATTCTACGTTAATTGACTCTTTATCTCGTTCAATTTGTTCTAGAAAGTCAAGTTTAAATAAGTACAATTGATAAACTGCTTCCAAGTTGCAGAAGTCAAAAAATCTATCCCCGTTATAGGCTTTTTTCTGCCAAACCAATTTACTAATAAAACGTAGTTGTTCTTCGTTGAGGGCGCCGGGGTCAAAGTTTAGGTTAAAAATTAGGTCGGCCGCGGTGCCTTTTTTAAGTCCAAGTGGCAGAACTTCAACCTCACAATCAAAAACAATTGTATTGTTGTGAGTTTGGAAAATTGAATTCGTCAAGTTCAATGTACTGGTGTATGAGTCGGATAGTGTAAATTGCTCCCGTCTCATTTCAACGAGTTCATGACGTTTCTTTAAATAGGTATATTGGTTGAGTTTTTGACTTTTTTGTTTGATATTGTCAATTTCCTCGGCAGTAAAGCGTTTTAAAAGTTCATCACGAGGTGGTTTATCTCTTTTACCGGTGCGCTCTTCGTAGAAGTTAATTAATAGGTCTGTTTCGTCGATGGCGCGCCAGAGGTCCTCAAATACGTGGAGTAAGTGAGGTGGCGCGTTTTTGCGAGTATCACTTCTAGAAAATACGACACGTTTTTTACGTAGAGGGACGGCCTCGTTGAGCGGGTGGACTTGAACGTTGGCGAGTGCTGGATTTTCTAAAACTGCATCAAGACTATCTACTTCGCTTGTTTTGCTCCATTTGGTTTCAAGTTCAGTTTCCGCACCAATGGCTTTGCCTTTAGAGTCTTTGCCCCATAACAGATAATTGGCAATAGTTTCAGCTTCCGAGTTTGTAAGGTCAGGAAACTGAACAATATATGTGTCTATGAATTGAGCCCGCTCTGCTGCGGTCTCAAGTGTGAAATCTAATTTAAGTCTATTCATTTTCATACCTCCATTATAATTATACCACAGGGGATGGAGAGGGGTCAAATTTCGAGGATGGAATTTTGATTTCGTGGGGATTATGTAGAATGAAATTTTAATTTCGTGGATATTTTGTTGCAGGCCAAGTTAGATGGGGCTAACTCAAACATCCGTTCTCCGCAAACCCAGCCGGGAGTACACCACCTCAGGCGTTTCCTGACCACTTGGTCAGCGAAAAGTTTTCCACAGGTAGGTGTGGATATTTTTTTGAGTTTTCCACATGTGGATAAGTGGGGTCCCCTTTTGCAAAAACTATTCATTCCGATTGATAGGTAGGTACTTTTTTAATGTGGTGTCTGTTTAAAATAAATACCCGCCCACACGGCGAAATTTTGCCCTGTGAGCGGTTTAATTGATTTAATGGTATAAGAGACTATAAACAATAAAAAAGACCGTTTATGCGGTCTTATTTGCTTTTAAAAGGTTATTCATTGTTGTTTCTGTTGTGACTGTTGCGTTCCAGAGTTTAACTTGTATGTGTTCGCCGTTCAGTACAACATCACCGCATTCTGTACATTTTGCATTCTTGCTTGTGTTCTGAGTCGCGCCAGTTACGAGTGCGAACATATCTTCTGCATAGTTTCCGCGGTTTCCAAAGTATCCGTTTTCCTTTGCTGTTTTGTATTCGTTTTCAAATTCTGCGACTGAACACATTGTAATTGTTTCGCGTGCGTATTCTTTAATGATTGAGAATGCAGTGTTGCTGTTCCACATTCTGACACCGAACACCCCACCATGTGATTTACTATTGCGTTCACATATGGTTACAAGTGGTAACACGTCGTCGGCGTTCTCAACGATGCAGGCTTTGACAAGTCCATTGTCACGGATGATGAATGCGTATGTATGTGTGTACTCAATAGCGGAAAGTGTGTTCAGTATAGTGTTCTTAATCTCAATGTTCATTGTTGTGCGTGTCATTGTCTTGTCTCCTTGCCACATCGGCGGTTCATCCTTAACTTGATTATATTGTATCACAGGTTGATGGTATTGTCATGTTCTTTATGACGTACAAGATTTATCTTGTGAGCGGATTCACTATTTAATAATAGTGAATCCGTCTGGTGCGATTATCGCCATTTCTTCTTCTGCATTTGCCATATATTCGCGACACTCTGAAAGTGTTCCCTTGAATACTACCACTGCATCGAATACTATTTCATCAAACATTTCTACCATGTACATCATTTCAGTCTCCATTTCTGCCTTGCCAGGCGATTCACTGCGTTATCCTTTACAATTATTATTATACTCATTTGAAACATAAATACAATACTTTTTTAAAAAATAATTAAATTTATTTTTAAAGAAAAAAAGAGTCTTTTCAGACTCTTTTACTTTAGAACCTTGTCATTAGTTCGCTCCATCTAGGATGTAATGGATTCCACAATTCGCCATTATCTTTTAATTGTTCAATCTCAATACAGGCTTTTGCGGCGCGTCTGGTGGAGAAGTAAGTGTGAAGTTCTCCATTGATATAAACATACCATCTGTTTTTAACTGTTGCGCTTTTTCTAATCTCATAAGTCTTCATTGTAGTTCTCCTTGCCCTTGTGGGCGGTTCGTGTGGTGTTCCTTACAATTATTAGTATACTCTTTTTTAGGGCGAAATCAATACTTTTTTTAAAAATAATTAAAATTATTTTTAATTAGTCCGGTGAGTCCGGTGAGTCCGGTGAGTCCGGTGAGTCTGTAGGGTGTAGGGTGCAGTCTGTAGGGTGCAGTCTGTAGGGTGCAGTCTGTAGGGTGCAGTCTGTAGGGTGCAGTCTGTAGGGTGCAGTCTGTAGGGTGCAGTCTGTAGGGTGCAGTCTG